CATCATTTTATCCGGCGTGCATCCCTCTGCTTTCAGCGGATGATGCTTGTTCAATAAAGCCAGACGCTTGCTCACTTTCTCCCAACGCGACACGTCGCCCTCCGGACGCGACAGCTCCAAATACATCCCCATGCGCAACAGGTTCGGCGGAGCATACAAAATTCCGTCCACCTTGATTGCATCTGCTTTAATGTTTTTGAACAGCGTGAGGTCCAACTGCGTGATGTCCGCAATGCCCACAAAATTCACAAATACTTTGTATGTTCCGTGATGCATGCCCGACTTGGCCTCCACTTCTGAATACCCGTTTTCATAAAACTCATCAGCTAAATCCTTGGCATGCTCCAGTGCATTCGGTGAATAAAAATCATAATCGGGTATCTCGGTCTTTTTGTCGTAGAATTGCGCCTCCTCCGGCAAAATGTTGTTGATTGCCGTGCCACCATAACACACCAACTCATGCTTCTTTATGAAACGCTCCACAATGGCAATGATGTCCTTTATTTTGGGATCGCTCGTTTTTTTGGCGCCAATCTTAGCCTCTATTTTTTCAACTGCTTCTTTTACCAGTTCTTGCTCCAACTCATCCAATGTTTTGTTTTTAAAAGAACGGTCATCTTTCATGATTTCAAATGTGTCTTACTATATACTCTTACTATACACTCTTCCTAATATAAATAAATAAATTTAATATATCGACAAATTAAGACATATTAAATGGACATTGTTTACAGTTCAACAAAATTGCTTAATATAAAACCATTGACGGTTGTGAATAGAAACGCATGGTATGAAATTGACACCAAAGACAAAGAGTGCTCATTCAAACATAAGTATATATGTGTTCCACAATCAACAAAATTTATTGCTTTGAAACATGATGGCAGCATTCACATATTCAACTTGGTGCAAGACGGCGCGTTCCCAGATGAGTTTAAAACATATATTGGTGTAGTCAGTGAGAAAGTAATGAAATATTTTGATGAACGCTCTGCATTTCAAGTTTTGCTTCAAATATCAGATGAGATAAATGGCCAAAATCCGCACAACTTTGTGATTGTGCGCCCAAAATCACCACCATGCCCACAGTTTGTTAACCTAGAAGATGCAAAGCGCATAATTCAATCGTTAAATGATGAACTGCAAAAAAAGTGTCCAGGTTTTTATTTATATATTGACTACCTGATATTATTTCCTACAGGAAGCACTGTAACAATGTATTCAGGTGTTCTTTTGAATGCTTACATAAAACCGCCTCTATTGTTGTGCTTAATGCATGGAAACGAATGTGTGTCATCAATCACACTGATGGTGTCAGAAAGAGAACCAATCATTGAATCAAAGACAAATAAGCGATATGAAGGACGAAAATTCAACACATTATTGAGAGCTGTTGCAATAATGATATCAAAAAGTCTTTATCAAAATGCCGAATATTTGATTTCTAATGCTGTGAACATAATTTCAGCAACATTGATGATAAAACGGTTTAATGCATCTGCTACTTTTATCTTTCCCAACACCGTTCGTGTTATCAGCAAAACTTCCATTAAGCCTGAAAAATTTAATAAAACAATTGAAGATTTCTTCGACTACTATGGCAGTATGCAAACCCGCGTTGATTTGAACGAGGAAAATATTGTAAATGCAACGTCAGTGTTTCATGAAACAATTCAAAGAATGAACTGTGAACCACTTGCTGGCGGAATGAAACGAACAAAACGAATCAGGAAACCAAAAAAGATTAGAAGGAGCAGGAGGAAAATAACCCATTGATACCTTGAATTGCATCAATGCACATTGGGCATAACAAATGTGTTTGTTATTAGCGAAACTATGGCAGTAGATGCCAGTAAAAAGAACGCCGCGCTAAATACAACTGTGCGATCAAATGCAGTCATTTCATGATTGACCCATGGGTTGAATCGCACCAACAAAAATGCGATGATGAAATACTTTAATATGGAATTTAGCGTTTCCAAGTAAGCAGGAGCGACTGATGCGATTCCAAGCAGTGCAATCGCATAAAGTGCATACCACGCATACAAAAGTGTATAGTAAAATTTCTTGATCCAATCTTGTTTCATTGTTGGGGTCGCGTTTAAACATTCGTAATATTATTTATTTGTATTGTAATAGGTGCCAATATTCATTAAAGTTTAAACAATGAATTTAGAACTCTCGAAATTTGACATGCGCTCAATCAGTTTTAGGCCAGATGAAAACAAGGGCCCCGTCATTGTCCTCATCGGCCGCCGTGACACCGGTAAAAGTTTTCTTGTGCAGGACCTCATGTTCCACCACCAGGACATCCCCATCGGCACCGTCATCTCCGGAACAGAGGCCGGAAACGGCTTCTTCGCCGCCCACGTCCCCAAACTCTTCATCCACGACGCTTATAACACCGCAATCATTGAAAACATCCTCAAGCGCCAAAAAGCCGTGCTCAAACAAATGAAAAAGGAAATCGAAACGTATAAACGCTCCACCATTGACCCGCGCACATTCGTCGTCCTCGATGACTGTCTCTACGACAACAAATGGACCAAGGATGTTATGATGCGCCTCCTCTTCATGAACGGGAGACACTGGAAGATCATGTTGGTCATCACAATGCAATATCCGCTCGGTATTCCGCCCAATTTGCGCACGAACATTGATTACGTGTTTATCCTGCGCGAGCCCTACATCGCCAATCGCAAACGCATTTGGGAGAATTACGCGGGTATGTTCCCCACATTTGAGAGCTTTTGTCAGGTCATGGACCAGTGCACTGAGAATTTTGAGTGCTTGGTCATTAACAACAATGCGAAATCCAACAAACTGCATGACCAAATCTTCTGGTATAAGGCACAACAGCACGGGCCATTCAAGTTGGGCAGTAAGGAATTCTGGGAAATATCGAAAAATCTCGGTTCTGACGACGAAGGAGAGCAATCATATGACCCAAATGCAGCTAAAAATAGTAAGGGCCCGAAGATTAATGTGAAGAAGAGTAAGTGGTGAGGGAAAGTTGCTCTCGGGATGGCGAGAGCGAGACCGCTTCTCCAAATTGAGAAGCGAGTTCTTATATTTGTGGAAATAAATGTGACTGTATTTGGTGAGAATGTTGCTTTAGGATATCCTAAAGCAACATTCCAAATTAGAAATTTATAATCAAGTTGTGCACTTTTCGGAGAGTAATATGTCAAAAAATTAGCATTTGAAAACAAATTCCGCTTTTTTCAATAAAAGCAAAATTTAAAAATTAGTATTTTAATGAAAGGTTTTACTTTATAAAATGAAAGCAATTATACACGTCATTCTTGTTTTAATAAATCTTGCTTGTGTATCTGAAAACAACTTAAAGACATCCATATATACATAGTATAACATACGCTCATAACGATGTCCTCTGCTTCTTCTGCCTCCACCGCCTCGGCTGCTACCCTCAACATTGTTGAACTCATCGAGAAAAATCCGATTACAAAGTTGTCTCAAAAATATAATAATCTTCTTCTTGAAAAACTTCAAGAAAACTTCAGCACATTCGAACAGCAATTGTTTGTTGCTAGTTTTTATTGTTACCTCAATTATGATAAGAATATTGACTTTGTTGTTGATTTGGATAATGTTTGGAGATGGCTTGGATTCACGCAAAAGGTAACCGCAAAAACAATGATTGAAACGAACTTCAAACTTGATGTTGATTATAAAATTGTATCATCAGATGATAGCGACGACGAACAACTATCTCATTCACCAAACAAATCCGGTTCCGACAAACCCAAAAAACATGGTGGCCACAACAAGCAAACCATCAAACTCACCATCCGATGCTTCAAACTTCTCTGCCTGAAAGCGCAGACCAAGAAAGCTGGTGAAATCCACGACTATTACATGAAGATGGAAGAAACACTCCACCAAATTCTTGATACTGAAACCAGCGAACTCCGCGCACAACTCGAACAAAAGAACGAAGTCATCTCCACCCTCAACCAAGCCACCATCACCCTCACCCAAGAAAAGAAACGCGCAATTGAAAAAACCCTCATCAGCCAGTTCCCAGTTAATACTGAGTGTATTTACTTCGGTACCATCGACAACACCAACGCCGAAAATGAGAAACTCATCAAGTTTGGCCACACCAACAACCTCGCCACCCGCGTGGCTGACCATCATAAGAAATACACGAACTTCATCCTCGCCGCAGCATTTAGAGTCCATAACAAAGTCGAAATTGAGAACTACATCAAAGACCACCCAAAAATCAAGCGCCAACTTCGCACGATTGAAGTCGGCGGTAAAAATAAAACCGAAATTATCGCATATGACAGCACCAATTTCACAATTGACCGCTTGACGAAACATATTGAAGGCATCATTCACGCACGAATGTATAATGTGGAAAATTTCAACCGTCTTCTTGACCGCAATCGCGAATTAGAAACAGAAAATGCGAAACTTGTCAGCGACATCGAACAAAAGAACAAGGCTATCCACGACCTCACTCTAGAAAACAATGAACTCCGTGAAAAGACCGCACAACAAACCCAAGCGCTTCAATCCGTCGCGACCGAAAACGAATCTCCGTTCAATCAACACATTCTTCTCCCACAAAATGAACTCACAC